GCTCTGCCAGGTCCCGGACGGAACTATCCTGAAGATCACGGAGGAACAGGGAGAATGGGCTTTAACGAGCTATTCCGGGAATGTCGGGTGGGTCATGAAAACGTACCTGGAATCGGTAGACGATACACCGCCCGAAAAGGTCGAAGTCCCCCGCCGGGAGCTTGAAGAAATGCGGAATATGATTGATAAGTGGCTGAAAGGGTGATTTGTGTTGTGGGATTTCGTGGTCAAGTATTGGGTTGAGTTTATTTTTGGTATCGTTGCCGCCGGGTTGATAGCCGGGTATAAGAAGCTGTCCGCCAAGGTGCAGAGTGATAAGGATACGGAAAAGGCTATTGCGGATGGAATGCGGTGCCTGTTAATGTTCAAACTTCGGGAAGAAGGGGAAAAGCATTTGATGGATGGTAAATGCTCAACAGAGAATAAACGTGAATATGAAAAGGTATATAATGCCTATCACGCTCTTGGGGGCAATGATACCATCACGACCTTGAAGGATCAGGTATTAAGACTGCCGATTTGAGAAAGGAGAAGGAAAATGGTTGATTGGAAAGCGTGGTTAAAGGCGGCTTTGATCCGGGCGGTTCGGACTTTCGCTGAATCAGCCCTTGCCTACATCGGCACGGGTGCGGTTGTTCTTGGAGATGTGAACTGGCTGGCGGCTCTGTCCGCTGGCGGGTTCGGGTTTGTGAGTGCTATCCTGCTTGCGCTGGCGGGTCTGCCGGAAGCCAAACCGCCCGAAAGCAAATAAACGTGGTTCAACATGAAACTTACCCCGGAGGAATCCGGGGTTTTCTTTGTTTTTGGCTATCTTTAATTTTTTTCAAAAAAAATTAGCTTTTTTTCAAAAAAAGGCTTTACAAACTATACGGATAGTAGTATAATGAAGATGTTCCAAGAGGAACGATCAAAAAACGGAGGGCTAACAAAATGATGCAGAAGGAATTTGAAGAACTGGCAGGATACGAAGTCAGCACCGAAACTTACAACAATGTGATTGAGCCAATGTACATGGCAACCAACGTTACCAAGCAGGAATTTGTAAAGATGCTGAACAAGAAAGCTTTTGCACTTCCTACCAAGGCGGAAATGAAACGGGAGATGCGGAAGATTGCCGGAGAAATCTTCAACGGATGCGGCCTGAGAGCTTACCACGAAGAAGAAGAAAAGCTGATGAAGGTTGCGAGGGAATATGCAAAACAGTTTTATGGTATGGAAGACGGTGGCGAAAATTACGTTCTGATTACCCATGATTATGCTTACTGCGGGATTCCTCAGAAACGGGGATGCACCTATCCGGACGAATTGATCCTCATCCGGAGAGGTTATGAACTGGAACGGATCGCACTTGTTGGATAACAAAAACAACCCGAGCCGGGGCGGGTGAAGACCCCGGCAGAAAGAAGGATGGCTAAACAATGGCAAGTTGTGAAAAGTGCGAGAAATGCAAAGATTGTAAATGGTTTCAGCGGGAACAGTTGAGAAGAAGCCGGAGCGGGTGGTGCATCCACGAAAAATGGAAGGATAACAAGACCTACGGCGGAAAAAGTTACCTGATCGGATGCGGGACAACGGCTTGTAACGATTTCCAGAAGAAGTAAGTAACCTGATCCCGGCAGACAGCCCCCGGAACTCCCGGAGGTTTTAGCCGGAACCAGATTCCGGAGAAAGGAAGGGCTAACAAATGACAATGAAGGAGAAAATCAGGATTCACGTTCAGATCGAACGGGAGAACACGGAAAACCTTGAAGCATGGCGTTATTGGAACTCCTTGTCCGTTGACGAAATTGCCAACATGATCAATGAGAAAGACATGGCAATGGATTGGGACGAACAGTTTAGTTTCCTGTGCGACTTGCTGGATGCGAAGACGGCGGTTGCATAACTTACCTATATGCCGACCGGGGGTGGCTAATCCCCCGGTTCTTTTTTGAAATTCTTTCAGATTTTTTCAAAAACCCCTTTACAAACTATACGGATAGTAGTAAAATGAAGATGTTCCGAGAGGGACAAGAAAAAAATTGGAGGGCTAACAAAATGACGAACATGGAAATTATCCGGCGGGAATCTCTGGAACTGCTGAAGGTTGGGGTGCTGAAGCCTACTGGGCGGATGTTCGTGCAGGAACTGCCGGACGGGCAGACGGTCGAACTTCCGGAAGTGGAACCCATCCACACCTACAACGGGTGGAAGGAACTTGGTTATCAGGTCAAGAAGGGCGAACACGCCAAGGCCACCTTCCCGATCTGGAAGTACTCCGGGAAGAAGGGGGAAGAAGCGAAAAGCGAGGAAGCCAACGGGGAAGAAGAGTCCGGCGGGAAGTGCTGGATGCGGAAAGCTTTCTGGTTCACGTTCGATCAGGTGGAAAAGGTATCATAAAGACAGACCGAGCCGGGGCGGCTAATCCCCGGCAGAAAGGAAGAGCATGGAAGATAAGAAGCGCAAGGCACAGTATGACATGGCCTACGCCCGGAAAAACATCCGGAGGAAGGAAATTCCCTTTAACCTGACCCAGCCGGAAGATGAAGAACTTTTCCGGCATCTGGAAAGCCAAGGGAACTACACCCAGTACATCAAGAATCTAATCCGGGAGGATATGGAAAGATGCAAATCACTATAAGATATCCAGAGGATTGCACAGAATATGAAGCTGTTCTATATGCTGAAGGATGTTTTGACAGACATCAAAATGATTACCAGAGGAAAGAGCCTACCGGGAAAAAGGATGCTTCTGTGATGGTCTTTCTGAATGATCGAACAGCACTTTTCTATAGAACGAAAACGGGCTATTTTCTGGAAATCCAAGAGCAAAAAGCCTGAACCCCGATTGAACCCCTAACGGGGTTCTTTTTTTCTGTTTTTTCCTTCTCCCGGAAGCATAGCAAAAAGCCCGGAGCGTTATTTCTCCGGGCTTCCTGTGGCTCCCCAGGTAGGGCTCGAACCTACAACCCTTCGGTTAACAGGCGAAATATTGATATTTCTTCCAGTCTTTATTCTTCGGGCTGTTCCGTTGTTCCATTTTCTTCCTGAACCCCGTTTTGAACCCCAAACAGGCTTTTTTCGACCTTTTTCCGCTCCTGTTCGGATCGGTCTTCCGATACGCTGTCGTATACCTTGAGGATCATTTTTGTATCTGCGTGACCCATCCAGCGGCGGCACGTATTTAGCTCCACGCCGTTGTCCCGGCAGATCATCGAACAGAAGGCATGGCGTAGGGTGTAGGGAGTTATATCAAAATCAATCCATTCTGGAAGCTGTCCCCCGGCATCCAGAATTTTTTTGTGTTCTTTGGTTCTGCCATACCAACGTTTTTGTACTCCGTTGATGGCGGTTTCCATACAGAATATGTATGATGCCCACGCTGTTTTCCATGTTTGAATGGTGACCCGCTCCCCGTGGGCGGATGTGATCAGATACCCGTGTTTGCCCTTTAACGCCCGTTCTAATGGCGGGAAGAGCGGGATTGTTCTATTGCTCCAGTCCGTTTTCCCTTCCTCTGTATAGGCGTATTTTTGACGGTTTTCGTGGGAAATGTGAGCAGTTTCCCGGACGGTGATTGTTTTAGCCTTGAAATCCACATCCCTATCTATATCTATTGCTTTCATTTCCTGCGGACGGACTCCGGCATAAAGCATCGTCATTACCGCCGGATATGCCCTGTGATCCGTGCAGAGGGTTTCTATCCATTCCCGCTGTTGTTTGGTCAGGATCTTTTCTTTCGGTTTCTTTCCCCTTTGGGGCTTCGCTGTTTTGTCTCTGGCTGGGTTTGATCGGCACAGGCCGTCCGCAACCGCTGAATCAAAAAGGGCGGAATAAAGTTGTTTCGCCGCTTTAATGTATGAATTTGAAAGACCTTTGTACTGATCGGAATACACCTGTTTGATATCGGACGGCACCACCTGATCAAGGTACTTATCACCAATGGCATCTATCAGATGCTGAAGGTGAATAGCAAGGCCTGTATAGGTTGAATCTGCCACCTCTGGGAAAGACCGCCGGAGCCATGGCAAGGCGTAGTCCGTGACGGTCTGACGCTGAAATCCTTTCTTCTGGTTCTGAATGTATTCATCACGGGCGGCTATAGCTTCTTCCGGAGTTGATCCGTAGAACTGCATATCCTGATACTTGCATCTATACCGCCCGTCCTTCCGTTTCTTCAGGGTTTCCTTTTTCTTTCTGGGCATGGTCAATCACCGCCGGAAATGATGAAGGAATATCCGCTTTCTGTCTGCTCAAGCTTGAAGGGGATCCCGGTCACGGTGTATTCGGTTCTTGGTTTCCGGTCGGGATTATGGGCAAGCAAATAGTTTCCGAGAAGCCTTCCGCCGTTTTCGGCGGCGTGGTTTGCATCCGGGTCAAACTGGAAGATGGATCCGTAGCAATAAGCCAGGAATCTGTCTCCCTGTCCTTCGATCATGATTGTTTTCACGGTTTCGCCATCAAATCGGAAGGTAATCACGCAGTCATCCTGATAGTACCTCGCACAGTCTTCGATGATATCCGCCTGTGAATCGTCTATATCAGATGCCCCGTATAGGGTGGAATAGATGCTGAAATTCTCATGATCAAAGGCGTAGGCCGGAGAAATTGTCAGAACGGCGGCGGCGAAAATGACCGCAACTTTAGTCTTGATCATACAAATCCCTTCTTTCGTCAAAAAATGCGGGTATAACCGATAGCAAGACCGTGGATGATAATTTCCCCGTCCGAATCTGCATGGGCGTATATGGGCGAATATTGCGGATTGTCTGCAACGAGCAAAAGGCCGTCCGGCTGGTGATAAACGTGTTTGAGGGTGGTTTCTCCGTTTATGTTGACGGCGGCAATTTCTCCGTTTTCCACATCTGGTTGTGTGCGGATCAGAACCAGATCACCGTCCCGGAATATTGGATCCATGGAATCGCCCTTGCAGCGTAGGGCGAAATCCGCCCGGATTCCTTCCGGGACATCTGTATAACCTTCTATGTTCTGGACGGCTTCCGTTGGGGTTCCACAGGCTATCTCCCCGACAATCGGGACTGCGTTCCGCTGGATGGGGATAATGGCTGGCCCGTATCCTAAAATTGTTCCAATATCCACGTTGAAGATCTGCGACAGCTTCCGGAGCCTTTCCCCGGATGGGTCTTTCTTTCCGTGTTCCCATTCGCTGACCGTTGGTCGGGATACACCCACAAGTATAGCAAGCTCTTTCTGTTGCATCCCGTTTCTCTCTCTAAGCTCTTTGACTATATTCATGCTATCCCTCCTCTATAAGCTAACTTTAGCATATTATTAGCCGAAATAAAAGAAAATTAGCGTAGCTTTTTGTAAATTAGTGCTTTACAATTCGCTAATTTTAGCATATAATAAGATAAACGAACGCCGATTAGCTAACGGCGAATAGAAAGGAGGGCAAATGGTGAGATACAAAAACGGGCTGAAGATCAGAGCCATTCGGGAACGGAAGGGTATGACGCTTGCGGAGCTTTCGATGAAGGCTGGGATATCCGCTCCGTATCTTTCCGACATTGAGCGGGGAAACCGCCGGGGGAGCTACGCAACGCTGGTGAAGATTGCACAGGCTCTGGGAATGCCTGTGGAAGAAATCTGGGAGGTTGCCTAAATGGAAAGGCTGGTCACGGTGAAGGATATCCGGGAGCGTTACGGCTGTACAGGCCCGACAGCCCGGAAATATATCCGGCAGATGTTCCATTACGAAAATCCGCTAACCGCTCCGGGGTGGGCTGTTGCGGAATGGGAAGCGAACCGGGAACGGATGCCCAGCGGAGCCAGCCGGGAGCGGGTGCAGAGAATCAGAACAACAAAAGACCGGGGACGGGTGATCGTCCCCAGAAAGAGGGGCTAACAATGACAAGGAAACAGGCAGAAGAAAACATCATCCGGCTGATGGAACAGATCCGTCATACTTATTACCAGTACAACCCGACAGGGGATAATCTAACCCTGATCATGGGTCGGAATTATCTTTCCGCTAACAATTCCTTCCAGTATGGCGGGGCTGATTATGACCGTCCGTTATACGTGACCTTGACGGAGGTAGAAAGATGACCGGATGGCAAGCAGATGTGATGTTTGAGACGATTTCCGCAGAAGAATGGGAAAGGTTCAATGAACCGGATCCGGCAGAAAACCAGATGAAGGAAGCCGCTGACAGCCTTGAAGTAGCGTTGGATAGAATCAATGACGGCATTGATTGGATATCCGATGCGGTTTCCATACTGAGCGAAACGCCGATGGCGGACAAGGTGCAATCTATTCTGGATGACTTCACAAAACTGGCAAACGATCTGGAAGGGTTGAAAGATCATTACGAAAGGGGGGAAAGAGAATGAAGAGCCGTTATTGCTACAGCCCCATGACCGTCAAACGGATCGGACAGCGGTTGACGATTGCAGACCGTTTCCGCAGATGGAAAAGAGAACGGGAAGAGCGGAATACATGGCCTGATGTTTTCATGGTCACCGGATACAATCCGCCGATCTATCCGGGAAAATAAAAAGCCCCGTGCCGGACTCAAGGCCTCGCAAAGCACGGGGGTAGAAAATTGAAGGGCTAACAACAACTTTCACAGGTATTCTATCACAAATAAACGCATAACGCAAGGAGGAAAACATGAGCGAAGTTAGACAGGCGGTCGAGGTTGAGGAATTGATGGAGCTTGCCCCGGTTGAGGGTGACATGGAAGCGGACAAGCTTGTGAAGGCTATCCGGGACGCAGAGGAAACAAAAGCTTTCTGGAAGGGCTACTACAAAGAGAAGCTGGAAGAGGTCAACGCATCCTGCGATCTGATTATCGAACAGAACCGGGCACGGCTTCGGATGTACTTTGATTCTGTTCCGCATAAGAAGACCGCCACTCAGGAAAAGTATCCCCTCCCCTCCGGGAAACTGGTTCTGAAGGATCAGGAACCGGAATATCAGCGGGATGACAAACAGATCATCAAGTTCCTGAAGGAAAATAACGGGGAGAAGTACATCAAGATTAAGGAAGAGCTTGATTGGTCGGGGCTGAAGAAGGTTTTGATGGTTGCTGGGGAAACTGCCGCCGATGAGGACGGGAACCCGATTCCTGGCATTAAGGTGATTGAACGTGAAAAGGCGTTCACGATTGAGAAATAAGAAAGTGGAGGGCTGACAATGAAGTATTCAGATATTGATAAGGTCAACGGCGAAATCAAAATGCTTGACCTGAAGGGCAAGGATTACGCCATGGTTCCGGAGCGGGTGACGGCTTTCCGGAAGCTTTTCCCGGAGGGATTCATCACTACCAGCATCCTTAACCTTTCCGATGACGGAACCGTTGTGATCATGAAGGCGGAAGCCGGGTATTACCGGGAGGACGGAAGCCGGGTGGTTCTGGGTTCCGGGACGGCGAAGGAAGTGCAGGGGAAAGGCATGGTCAACGGCACTTCCCATATTGAGAACTGCGAAACCTCCGCAGTCGGTCGGGCGTTGGGTATGATCGGGCTTGGCCTTAACGGCGGCGGGATATGCTCCGCTGAAGAGCTTGTGAACGCCATTACGGCGCAGAAACAGATGCAGGAAGAAAGTCCCAAACAGAACCCCGGACAGGCTGAGAGAGGACAAAAACAGCCAGCAAAACGGGGTCCAAAACCGAAGGCGGAGATTCAGGAAACGGAAGGCGGAACGGTTCCCCCGGTCACGGCTGAAAAGCCGCCGGAGATCACCCCGGTAAAAGCCTTCCTGATGCGGGAGATGAAAGGCCTTCGGGAAGCCCGGAACATTTCCGCCGCCCAGAATAACAAGCTGTTTGCGGATCAGCGGAAAGCCCTTGTGGAAGCCGGGCTGGTGCCGGACAAATCCCTTGAGGATTTCACGATGGAAGAAGCGGAAAGCATGGTCAAACTGATGTATGAGAAATTCACTCCCACGGGGGTTGAGATCAAGAAATGAAAGCCAGATTCCGGGAAATGTTCCAGCTTCGGGGTGGTGAATGGGTGGTATCCTTCACCACTCCCGAAAACCCCGGAAAGCTTTTTGATAAGCTCCGGGAAAAGCTTCTGAATGTGGAAATCAAGGAAGCCAGCAAGGCCAGAAGCCGGGACGCAAACGCCCTCTGCTGGGCTTTATGTTCCGATATCGGGAAGGCCATCACGCCGCCTTTAAGCAAAGAAGAGGTTTACAGGAGAGCTATCAAGGCGGTTGGGGTTTATACCCCGGTGACGGTGGTTGAATGGGATCTTGAAACCATCATGCAGCGGTGGAGTTCTCACGGGGTCGGATGGTTTGCGGAGGTCGTAGACCGGGCAGGAATGGGACGGAAGCTGATCCACCTGTATTATGGGAGTTCTACTTATACGGTTAAGGAAATGCGGGTTCTGCTGGACTGGCTGATTGATCAGGCGGAACAGATGGAAATCCAGATCCCGCTTTCAAAGAAGGAAGAAGAAAGGCTGTTGGAACAATGGGGAAAAGCATCATCCAGAAAGTGAAAGCCTGCTATTTCTGCGGAAGGATTACAGAGCTTGAACGCCATCACGTTTTCGGCGGGGTGGCGAACAGGCCGATTTCCGAAAAATACGGGCTTTGGGTTTATCTCTGCCACAGATGCCACACGGGAAAATGCGGGGCACAGTATGACAAGGAAAAGAACCTGACGCTTAAACGGGAAGCTCAAAGGTGCTTTGAGAAGGATCATACACGGGCTGAATGGATGACGCTTATCCGGAAGAATTATCTTGGTTAATGGAGGGCTAACTAACAATGAACCAGCATAAAGCTATTCTGGAATATCTGGACGCTCACGGGAGCATCTCTCCCATGCAAGCGTTTAGTGAACTTGGAATCACGAAGCTGTCCACCCGGATTTCGGAACTGATCCGGCGGGGATATGACTTCAAGAAGATTCCGACAGAGGGCAAGAACCGCTATGGGGAGCCTGTGCGCTATATGAGATACGAAAGGGGGGCGGAATCATGCGGTCACATCTGAAAGTGTACTTTGACTTTGAGGAAAAGACAAAGGAACTGACGGATGACGAGAAAGGCCGTCTGCTTCTGGCTATGCTCCGGTACTCAAAGGACGGGACGGTTCCCCAGATGACAGGTAATGAAAGATTCCTCTTCCCGGTATTCCGGGTGCAGATGGATGAAGATATTAAGGCCTATGATACCAAGGTTTCCAACGGTTCCCGTGGAGGGCGTCCGGTTATCTACGGAAAACCGGAAATAACCGAAAATAACCTAAACAAACCGAAAATAACCGAAGATAACCGAAAGGAACCTAAAGAAACCGAAACCGCTAAGAAAGAAGAAAGAAGAAAGAAGAAAGAAGAACAAGAAAAAGAAAAAGAGTATATATTCGCCCAATTCTGGGCGGCGTACCCACGGAAAGAGGATAAACAGAGGGCCAAGAAAGAGTTTTTCTCGCTGAATCCGGATGAAAGCTTGCTGAAAACCATGTTGACCGCCATTGAGAGATGGAAAGCAACGGATCAATGGACGGAGGACGGCGGGAAATACATTCCGCATCCGGGAACCTGGCTACATAATCGGCGGTGGGAAGATGAGCCGCAGAAAGCAAGCGGAAAGCCTTCCGGGCAAGGAAAGACGGTTTTTGCTCAACAGTATGAGCAGAGGTCTTACGCCGGAGCGCAGGAAACGCCGGAGGAAATGCTGGCAAGGTTGACGGGGGTGAACGCATCATGAATGGGACAAACAAGTATCACGCAAGGCGGGTTGAGGTTGACGGGAATGTATTTGACAGCCAGAAAGAAGCTATCCGGTATCAGGAACTGCGGCTGATGGTACGGGCGGGGATAATCAGGAACCTTCGGATGCAAGTCCCATTTGTACTGATCCCTGCTCAGAAGGACGAAAACGGGAAGCTGTTGGAAAGGGCGGTCACATACAAGGCGGACTTCATGTATCTGACCAAAGACGGGAAGGTTGTGATTGAAGATGTGAAGAGCAAAGCCACAAAGACCCGTGAGTATATCATCA